TACTTATCAGACTGGAGATCAAACATTTTTATCTTACCGTTATAACCTCACAATTTGGGGCTAAGGAGAAACAATGGAATATACAGTAACTTCAGACCGTAAGGTCTGCGGAAAGCGTCCAGGTGAAACTATCGTTGAATCTGATATAATTAGTGCAGGTGGTAATGTTAAATTACTCCTTTCATTGGGAAAGATTCAACCAAAAGAAGCACCAAAGACAAAAGTAACACAAGCACCACAAGAAAAAGAAGTACCACAAGTGCAGAAGGAAGAACCTAAAGCATTTGTTTTTAAATCAGACTATGAAGGAGATAAATAACAATGGCAAGAATCGTATTAACAGATGTACAATGTGTTTTCGGAACAAGCGACGACCTATCTGATCACATCACTTCAATTACGCTCAATAGCACATACGATGTGCTTGAGACAACAAACTTCGCAGCAGGCGCAGTTGGTGGATATGGAGCAGCAGCAAAATCAAGAATCGCAGGACTTGCTGATAACTCAGTAGCATTTGAATTCCACCAGGACTTCGCTGCTGGTGAGGTAGATTCAGTTCTATCAGCAGCACTTGGTGGAACCTTGGCTGTTAAAGTAAGACCAACAACTGGAGCAATCTCTGCTACAAATCCAGAATATCAGTTTAATATTTTGGTTTCAGAGTATCCAGCCCTTGCAGGTGCCGTAGGCGAGTTAGCCACAGTATCTGTGACATTCCCAATTACTGGTCCAATCGTTAAGGATACAACTCCTTAATCATGGCAAAAATAGTTTTAACTAATGCTAGTGTAGTCTTTTTAGACGGTGGTGGAAGTCCATATGATTTTAGCGATCTAATTTCCAGCGTAAGTCTTTCAACTACTCATGATATTCTTGATGTTACTCCAGTAACTAATGGTGGAGTAATATATAAAGAAGTTATAGCAGGTGTTGGAACTAATTCAGTAAGTTTTGATTTCTACCAGGATTTTGCAAATGAGTCTCTTGAGGAATTCTTTAACGGAAAGCCTCCATACACTCTTATGCCTATTCGTGTAGGAACAAAAGTTAACTGCAGAGTAAGACCAAATAATGCGGCAATTTCTGCATCAAATCCAGAATACCAGTTTCAAGTTTTAGTAACGGACTGGGCTTCGTTAAACGCTCAAGTTGGAGCCCTAAGTACTATGCAAGTCACATGGCCTATTTCTGGTGCAATTACTAAAGATATAACGCCTTAAATAAAGTAAGACAAACATAACCTAGATAAGGGGAAAAAGATGGACGGATTAAAAATAAAGGTAAAGACTAGTGATGGAGATGAAGGCGTATACGCTCTTCGCCCAAAGACACTTGTTGCTTTTGAACAAAAGTTTAACAAGGGCTTTGCTAAGTTGCTGACTGAAGATCAGAAACTAGAGCATATCTACTTCCTGGCTTGGGGAGCCATGAGAGATGCTGGCAAGGTTGTAAAGCCTTTTGGAGAAGCCTTCTTAGATACACTTGACAGTGTAGAACTAGAGACTGACCCAAATTCCGAATCCACAGAAACAGCCTAACCTATACGGTAGCAATGATTTCTGTGGAGACTGGAATATCTCCTAACGAACTGCTTGAAGCACCAGACGGTATACTTGAAGCAATAGTTATTTACATAAAAGAAAAAAATAAGGATGCGGGAAATTAAATGAGCAAAAATGCAATAGTGTTAACTGGTGTTAAAGAAACACTAAAGGCATTAGAATCTTTTGATAAGCAAGCAGTTAAAGAATTCACTAAGGTTATTAATTCTGAACTGAGAATTGCCAAACAAGATGCTCAAGGATTTGTAGATGGTGAACCACCTCTTAGTGGGTGGAACACCAGTCCCGCAGTTAAGCCTCGTTCTCGTGGTGGTGCAGGTTGGCCTGCATGGGATCAGAGTGTAATAAAAACAGGAATCTCATCCACAAAGGCTGAGGGTAAAGTTAATAAAAGCAAGGGATACACAACATCTGCAGGTGCATTAAAGAATAGATCTGCAGCAGGTGTAATCTATGAATTGGCTGGTAGAACAAATAAGACTGGCAGATTTATTAAGAATTTAGAAGGTGCTGTTGGTGGTGCATCTCGTCTTATCTGGAAGTCAGTAGATAAGAATAAAGACAGAATTGAACGAAATGTTTCTGATGCTTTGGAAAAAGCAAAATCAACATTACAAAAGAATTTAAACATGAGGAGAGGATAACATGGCAACATCAGGAGCAGTAATAGCCAGAATTGTTTCCCAGTACTCAGATAAAGGCTCTAAGGCTGCACAAAAAGACATTGCCAATATGGGCAAAAAGATTGATGCATTTAGCAAGAAAGCAACAAAGTCTTATGCAGTCGCTGCAGCAGCAGCAGGTGCATTTGCATATAAAATTGGTAAAGAGTCAGTACAGGCAGCAATTGATGATTCAAAATCTGCAGCAATGCTTGCCAATACTCTTAAGAATGTTACTGGTGCAACTAATACACAGATTGCAGCAGTAGAAGATTATATTGCTAAAACACAGATGCTTGCCAATGTCTCTGATTCAGATTTAAGATCAAGTTTAAATACACTTGTCACTGCAACTGGTGATCTTACTACAGCACAGTTTCTACAAAATCGTGTACTTGATGCAGCAGCAGGCAGTGGAAAAGATGTGGCTGCCGTTACAGCAGCAATGGCCAAAGCCAGTAATGGTAATTTTACTGCTCTTGGAAAGATGTTTCCTCAACTTGATAAGGCTACACTTGCCACTAAAGACTTTGCCAAGATACTTGCAATTCTTGAAGGTGATTATAAAGGTGCAGCAGAAGCAGTAGCCAAGCAAGATCCATTTACAGCCTTAAAACTACAATTTGGTGAAGTTGCTGAGAAATTAGGGCTTGTCCTGTTGCCTGAAGTACAGAAATTTGCACAATATATTATTACTGATGTTATTCCAAATGTTGAAGACTGGATTGAACTTAACGAGAATAACCTAAAGGAAAGTTTTGTAACTATCCTTACCTTAATGGAGAAAACAGTAACTGGTCTTCTTGCACTTACTGCAGTCTTTGAAAAATATAAAGTATTAATCCTTACTATAATGGCTATTCCTCTTATAGGTTATTTTGCTAATCAAGCATTGATCATTGGTGCATTTGCAAGAGGAGTGTCAGGTGCACTTAAAGCAGTAGGTCCAATTCTTAAGAATGTGATGGGTGCTTTTAGAGGATTTGGAGCAGCAATATCTCTTGTTGCAGGAGCATTTACTGGTGCTGGTGGTGGTAAGTTAGGAATAATTGCTGCTTTAAGAGGTGCCCTAAGTCTATTTATGCAATTAAATCCATGGGTTAGAGCCATAACAATAGCAGTTGGTCTTCTTACTGTTGGCTGGAATTTACTGAAAAAAGCCTTTGGTGGTTCAGATGATGCTGTAAAGAAATCTAAACTTACAAATGAGCAAATTGCTAAACAGCAACAGAAATCAATTTTGGCTGGGTATGAACAAGTCACTATTGGCATGGAAAAAGCCAAGCAAGATAAGATTGCACTAGATACAATTGCTAAAAATGCAGCAGCACAAAAGAAGGCTGATGAGGAGGCTGCAAAGAGAGCAAAGATTGAAGCAGACATTCTTAAGAAGCAGCAAACACTCAAAGGACTTTTGGGCAAAAAGGTTGCTTTTGATGTAAGTGACATAAAAGACGAGAAGCAGTTAAACGCTGCAATTCTTTTGCAAAAGAGACAAGAGAATGCTAAAAAAGCAGACATGGATAGACTTGAACTGCTTAAGACAATGTTTAAGACACAGGATGATTTGGCTAAACTTGAGTTAGTAAGATCAGACATATTGGCAGAATATAACAAAAACTTAAAATATCAAAATGATTTAATGATTGCTTATCAAAGTGATTCTAAAATAACTCAAGATGAAATTCAGAACCTTGCTGACAAATGGGGAATCAGTGCAGCAGAAGTAGCAAAATACTCAACAGTATTCCTTGCCCTTGTTGATGAAAAAATAGATTCATCAGATATCCAAAGTGTTGCTACTGCCTTTAACATAGGAACTACTGAGGCAAAGAAGTATCTTGAGGCTGTTCTTGCTATAAAGGGTGGAACTTTAGATACTGCAGACTTACAAAGACTTGCTAATCTCTGGAACCTTACTGTTCCACAAGCCTTACAATATATTCAGTATGTTGCACAAATTAATAACCCAACTGCAAAACTTAGTGCTGCTGGTGTAGAGTCAATAAAGAGTACTTGGGGACTGACTAATGATGCACTAGCAGCATACATAAAGCAAATTGGTCTACCGTTTAATTATGATGGATCTATGCTTAAGGGCGTTGATGATTTAATTGCTAAACTTAAAGAAGCACTAGAACTAATTAAGAAAATTCAGGGTGGTACAACAACTGCTTCATCATCAAGTTCATCAAGTTCATCTTCATCATCTACTGACTCTCGCACAACGGTAGCAGCAGCAGCCGCAGCAGCAAAAGCAGAAGCAAGTGCTGCAGCAGCAGCAGCGTATGCAAAGGCTAAAGCAGCAGGAGATATGGACGCAGCAGCCATTGCTGCAGCAGGAGTAAACCCAAGTGCATTAGCAGCAAAAGAAAGTGGAGCAATAGGTGCAGCATCTATAGCAGCCCAATTAAGAGCAGCAGAAGCAGCACAAAGAGCAGCAGACGCTGCAGCAGCACAGGCTACTCAATTGGCAAAGTTTAAGGCTAAAGAAGCAGCAGATCTAGCAGCATCTCAAGCAGCATCAATACAACTAGATGTAGATGAAAGATCTAAATTTAGAGCAATGCAGGATGCATTTAAGGGTTCAGTTCCTGAAACACCAACTGGAAAGTTTAATTCTGGGAGCCTATTGGATAATGCCAAGGGATTAATGGGCAGTGGTGGAAACACAAATGTGTATCTAACAGTTAATGGATCTGTATCAACTGAGCAAGACTTAGTTTCAGCAGTTAGAAATGGACTGCTTGCTACCCAGACTAATGGTAACAATATAACATTGCAGGCAGTGTAATGGCAGCACCAGTAATAGGAGTAGAAATTGACTTCTCAAATGGAGCATCATTTGGCTATCCATTTTTATTAGATGATCCAGCCTATGGAATTCTTGGAACTAATATTTTAGCAGATCAAGCATCAGATATTGTTAATGTTACTAATCAAGTCATGTCAGTCTCTACTCGTAGAGGCCGTAACCGTATCCTTTCTAACTTTGAGGCTGGAACTGCAACGGTAGTGTTAAATGATCCTAACTCAAATTTTAATCCTCAAAATGCTGCGGGACCGTATTATGGAAAATTACTACCACTACGCAAGATAAGAATATATGCAGATACAGTCTTAGGAGGAACAACATATAGAATTGCTCTGTTTTCTGGATATATTAATTCATTTGACACTTCTTTCTATGAAGGAACAAATGCTACATCTACAGTTACATTACAGTGTACTGATGGATTCCGTCTTTTAAATAATGTGGCTACTGGTATTCCTCCAGTTCCTGGATGTACAGCAGGACAATTATCTGGTACAAGAGTAAATGCACTGCTTGACTTTGCAGGATTTCCAAATTCTTTAAGAAATATAGATGTTGGTGACTCTACAATGCAAGCAGATCCTGGTGGAAGTAGAGGAATTCTACAGGCTATTCAGACAGTTGAGCAATCTGAGTTTGGTGCTTTCTTCATGACAAGAGCAGGAGAGGCTAGATTTTTAGATCGTACAGATGTTTCAGAACTGGCTGATGCTAGCATAAGAAACTATACAGATGTTCCTCCAGGCCCAACAGATTTAACATATACAGGTATTGACTTTGCATTTGATGATCAACTAATTCTTAATGATGTTACAGTTACAAGAGTTGGTGGCACTCCTCAAACTGCCACAGATGCAGCAAGTATTGCTACTTACTTTACTAAGTCTGGACAAAGAAGCGATATCCTTGTTGAAACAGATGCTGAATCATTGGATCAGGCAAATACACTTCTTGCTGCTCGTAAAAATTCACAAATAAGAATTGACTCTATGAGTTTAAACTTATTATCAGGAACTGAGTTTGAACAAATTGTAAATCTTGGTATGGATATTTATACACTTATAAATATTACAAAAACTTTTGCTGGTGGCTCTACAATTACTCGTGAATTGTTCGTACAAGGAGTTCAGCACGATGTAAGGCCAGGGGTCTGGAATACAAAACTTCTCACAGCAGAACCAATTATCCAGGCTTTTATCCTTGATTCAACAAATCAAGGTATACTAGGAAATACCGTTCCACAAAATAACAATGCATTATCATACTAAAGGAGAAAAAAGATGCCAATAGGTAGTCCAAACGCAGGATATCGTTTATATACAACAGGCGATGTTCTAACTGCAGCACAGGTTCAGTTTAACCTGCAGAATCAATCAATCATGTACTTTGCTAATGCTGCAGCAAGAGACGCTGCCTTGACAGTAGGCGTTGTGCAAGAAGGTATGTTTGCCTATCTTGCTGATACAAACTCTACGGTTTTCTACAATGGCTCAGCCTGGGAAGCCTTTGGAGATGTAACCAATGGAACACTAACATCACCAAAAGAAACAGTTGAAATTGTTGCTGCTGGATCAACAGGCACTATCAATGTTGATACTTTAACAGCATCTGTGGAATATTATACTGGTGCTGCTACAGCCAACTGGACATTAAATGTTCGTGGATCTGGTGCAGCAACCCTTAACTCAACCATGGCAATTGGAGAACAAATCTCTATTGTGTATCTTAATACAAATACTGCTACTGCATATATTCCATCAGGATTTACTATTGATTCAGTATCAGTAACTCCTAAGTGGTTAGGTGGAGTTGCACCTGCTACAGGAACTGTTAACGGAGTAGATGCGTATGTCTATACAATCATAAAGACAGCAGCATCAACATATACTGTTCTAGCATCACAAAATAAGTTTGCCTAATTAATATTTAAAAGGAGAATCGTGAGTCCATTATTTCGTAGCCCAAGTGGTATAGGTGTAGCATTACAATATATTGCACCAACACCTCCACCTGTG